CGACAAGAAGACTCACCTCCGCACAATCCACAAGATAGAGAAGCTCTATGACGTCAGTCCCGTCAGCTTCCCGGCCAATCCGGGGACTCAACTGGACGTTGCAACGCGTGACTACTTCAACGGAGTGATTGAAGTGGAAAGAGCGGAGAGACTCATCGCGGAGGAACGTGCAGCGAAGGTCGCAGAGCTGACCGCACGTATAGAAAGGCTGAAGAACAATGGAAATCAGAACCATGACGAATGAAGAGCTGGAAGTCCGCATCGCGGAGATAGAGAAGGCCATGACTGCAGAAGACGCAGACCTTGACGCCCTGTCCGCCGAGATGACCGAGATCGAAGCTCGCAAGGCTGAACTGGCCACCGCCGAAGCGGCTCGCCAGGCTGAAGCCCGCAAGATTGCTGAGGGCGAGATCCCCGGCAAGAAAATCGAAGAAAGAAAGGAAAACAAAACCATGACCAACATGGAAATCAGAAACAGCGCTGAATACGTCCGCGCATTCGCGAACTACGTCCGCACTGGAAACGACGCTGAGTGCCGTGCCCTCCTGACCGAGAACGCCACCGGCGGCACCGTCCCTGTCCCCGAGTTCGTCGAGGCCATCATCCACACCGCGTGGCAGCAGAACGAGATCCTCAACAGAGTCACCAAGTCCTTCCTCAAGGGCAACGTTAAGGTCGGCTTCGAGATCTCCGCCACCGATGCAGCCATCCACACCGAAGGCGGCAACCCTGTCACCGAGGAGAACCTCGTGCTCGGCATCGCCAATCTCGTACCGCAGACCATCAAGAAGTGGATCTCCGTCTCTGACGAAGTCCTCGACCTCGATGACGGTGACTTCCTCCGCTACATCTACAGCGAGATCGCGTACAAGATCGCTGACAAGCTCGTCGGCATGATCATCGCCGCGCTGCTCGGCCAGACCACTGCTGGATCCGCTTCCGTGCCCGCTGGCTACACCATCGCCAACGGCGCCGCCTCCACTGCACAGATCGTCAACGCCAGGGCTTACCTGAGCGACGAGGCTCGTGACCCTGTCCTCCTGATGGATAAGGCCACCGAGGCCGCCATCAAGGCATCTGCCCTGTCCGCCGGCTTCGGCTACGATCCCTTCGACGGCATGAGAGTCTACACCCACAGCGCCCTCGCTGGACACATCGTCCTGGTCGACCTCGGCTCTGTTCAGGTCAACTTCCCCGCCGGTGAGAACGTTCAGTTCAAATTCGACGAGCTGACCCTCGCCACCAGCGACCTCGTCCGCATCATCGGCCGCCTCCCCGCTGCCGTTGCTGTCGTAAAGCCCAGGCAGAGCGTCAACGTGACCCTCGCTTCCTGATTGCTGTCTGATGGAGGCGGGAAATGATAGTCAGACTCAAACAGGACGCCACTATCAGGATGCCCGCGGGTTCCATCGTTGAGGTGGACACCGAAAAGGCAAACTGGCTGATAGGCATGGGACTGGCGGAGAAGCACATCGAGACGGTCATCGAGACCGCCGCCGTTGCTCCCGCCGAGACACGCAAGAAATCCACAAGGAAGAAAAAGGACTAAAGACTAATGGCAATGCTTGACATCGTAAAGCTCGCACTCCGCCGAGCCGAGACAACCGCATACGACGCGGAGATCCGCGCTCTCATCGGAGCCGCCTGCTTCGATTTGAGCATCGCCGGAGTCAAGACCAACACCTTTGCGCCCGCTTCCTCCTATACCGTCGGCGACAGAGTGGTGCACGATGGGGATTACCTCGTCTGCACCACTCCGACCACGGCGGGGGAGGCTTTTAACGCCGCCAACTGGCAGCCGGATTATCTCTTCGAGCGCGCCGTCTGCACCTACTGCAAGGCACACTTTGGAGAGAGCGACGAGTGGGAGCACCTCAAGAGCTCCTACGACGAGCAGAAAGCCCAGCTGCAGATGGCGACACCTTACACCAATTACGGCGACTACGACGGCATCACAACAGCATTGGAGGATTGAGAATGTTCGACACTGGTCTGTTGACATTCTGCACCAAGAGCATGACGTCCACAGATGGCTCCATGCCGAGGGAAGTCCTGACACCTTACGCCAGGGCGTATTACGGCGAGAGAACCGTCTCCTACACACGGACGTATGAAGCACGAGGTGCGGACTGTCAAATCGATAAGGTCATCCGCGTCCCCTTCGATGCCCAAGTTCGCACGGACTGCTACGTCATCCTGGAGGATGGCGAACAGTACCGAGTGGACGTGGTGTCGCCTGTCATCGTGCGGAGAGACCGCCGAGCCATTGAACTGACCCTCGTCAGGCTCGACGAGCTGCTGGAGATCGGGGAGGTGACCACATGAAGAGTCTGCAGAGCAAACTCCAGTATGTGGGCGCGGCGTTTGCCGAAGCCGTCCCCGCATCCTTCCACTACTTCCGCCCGAGTGACACATGGCCGTGCCTGGTGTGGCAGGAGGATGGGGAAGGGGACACCTTCCACACCTCAAACCGCACCGCAGAACAGGCCATTCATGGCACCACCGACTACTACACACAGCAGGAATATGATCCCGCCATCGATGCCATCCAGGACACCCTGGAGGACATGAGGGCGGCGTGGTCTCTCCAGTCTGTTCAGTATGAGGAGGACACGAAGCTCATCCACTACGAATGGGAGTGGACGGTCGCGGAGGTGCGGAATGGCTAAAAGGTCAACCGTCATCGGCGCAGACTCCTGGATTGCAACGATTGAGGGATTGGGAGCAAACGCCGACGGCATGGCCTCCGTTGCAGTATATGGTGGAGCTGGCACCATTGCTGACGGACTCCGTGAAGCAATCAAGAAGCTACCGGCACAGACAAGTGACGGAAAAAAGCGGAGAGGCGTCACGGAGGTCGAGAGGCAGGGACTGCTCGACGGTCTGGGCATAGCCCAGCACCGAAGGGCAAACGGCATCGTAGACACCAAGATCAGCATGGACGGCTACAACGCATACATCACGAATAAATACCCTCAAGGACACCCCAACTCAATGGTAGCGCGTTCCGTTGAGAGCGGGACGTCCTGGCTCACAAAGACTCCGTTTATAGCGCCCACCGCTCGCCGGCTGAAAGCCTCAACGGTTGCGGCCATGCAGGCGGAGCTTGACGATTACATCCGAAAAAAGGAGAAGTAAACAATGGCAGCTGCAGGAAAAGTCCTCACCGGCTTTAGCCTCCCCTATGTCGCGCTCTACGCGGAGTCCAATGGCACCATCACCTACTCCAGCGGTCAGAAACTGGCCCGCGGTGTTGATATGACCATCACTCCTGAGAGCGGCGGCGATGACAACATCTTCTACGCGGACAACCAGTCCGCCGAGAGCGCTTCCGGCGCTTTTGCCGGCGGCACTCTGTCCCTGACCGTTGACGGTCTGCTGGACACCGCAGAAAAACTCGTCTATGGACTGCCCGCCGCCTCCGGCGACTGGTACTCCTACAACGACGACCAGGCGGTTCCCTATGTGGGATTCGGCGCCATCGCCCGCTACATGAGCGACGGCGTGACCACATACACCGCCATCGTGCTCCCGAAGGTGCGCTTTAATGCTCTCGAGCTGAGCGCAGCCACCCAGGAGGACGAGATCGACTGGCAGACCCAGGCACTGGAAGCCACCATCTTCAGAGCAGATGATGCCAAGCATAACTGGAAGAAGATAAGCGCTCCCCAGGCATCCGAAGCGGACGCCGAGGCGCTTATCAAGACCATGTTCAGCATCCTCTGATAGCATCGGACTAATAGGAGGAGCGAGATGCAGATCCACGGCAAGGAATACGGTTTCGCGGGGACGGTCGAGGGAATTGAAAAGCTCGGCCGTCTCTGCCCCGGTGGGAACATCGACTCGCTGGATGCGTTTATGGAAGCCGCAACCGTGAGCGAGTCCATCGCGTTTATGAGGGACGCGGTCGTCGTCCTCAATAATGCGTATGCGGACTATATGCGAGAGTGGGAAGGGGAAGACGTTCCCCGCCTCACTTCGGGACAGGCGAAGAGCCTGACCCTTCCCGCGCTTCGTGCGGCAATGACTGAAGCCATGACCGCAATGCGCGAGGATGCCAAATCGGAGATGGAAATCTCCGCTAAAAAAAACGG